TTATCTTTTCAAAGGTAAGAAAGTTAGAACCACAATTATCTTTTACTCAAATAAAATTAGAATCATTTAAAGACGAAGACGGTAAAGAATGGGGAGGATATGATTATTATGCCAAAAAACTTTGATTGGGAAAAAACATTAAACAAAACTTGGTACTGGTCTAAAATTATTTTAGCTCTTATCATATTAACTTTATTAAGTTATGGTTATGGTACTTTTCACCCTAACAAACACGCTAAATCTAAAGTAAATCTACAACTTGATTTATTCTATATGTCACAAATCAAAGAAATGGATTTAAGAGAACCAGAATTTACATATATTAATGATGTACAATTTGTTAGAGCTTTACATAAATGTATCAACTATGTAAACTTCTCAACACCAAAAAATAAAAGAGTACCTTATGAAATGATTATAGGCCAAGCTGCTTTAGAAAGTGGTTGGGGTACAAGTAGATTTGCTATGAAAGCAAATAACTTATTTGGTATTAGAACCTTTAGCCAAAAAGCACCACACTTATTACCAATGGGTGTAGAAAAATGGCCAGGTTGGGGTGTTAGATCATTTGCTAGTAAATGTGATAGTGTAAAAGAATATGTTAGATTGTTAAATGAACACCCAGCATATAAAGAGTTTAGGGAAAAAAGAAAACAAACTAATGATCCTTTACTATTAATTAAAACTTTAGATAAGTTTTCTACCACAGCTGACTATGACCAAAGAGTTATTAGAATAATTAACAAAGTCAGAAAGTTGGAAAATACTTTTGCTACAGACAAAACAATCAAATAAATATAACTATGTTTTTAACATTACTAACTTTTTTATCAGCTATTAGTATTTCTGTTATAGCAGCTGGTTATTCAATCATAGGTCTAGCAACACTTTTTGCTGGTGCTTTTGTTCCTATCATTGCTATGGGTTCTGCTTTAGAAGTAGGTAAATTAGTGGCTGCCAGTTGGCTATATCAAAACTGGCGCTCAGATGTTCCAAGATTATTAAAGGCGTACTTATTTGGTGCCATTGTAGTTTTAATATTCATCACATCAATGGGTATTTTTGGTTTCTTATCAAAAGCTCACCTTGACCAAGTAAAACCTACATCTGGTAATAATATAAAAATAGAATTATTAGACAATCAAATTAGTCAACAAGAGTTAATTATTACTAGATCACAAAATACACTTGATAGATTAGATAAAGCTTTAGATGTTTACATAGACAAAGAATATGTAAGTAGAGGTTTAAAAGAACGTAAGAAACAAAAAGAAGAACGAGACGAATTAAATACAGCAATCAACAATGCTAGTGATAAAATTGCTGAACTTACAAATAAAAAGTCATCTTTAAAATTAGAACAAGATAAGATAGAGGCCGAAGTAGGTCCAATCAAGTATATCGCTGAAATGATATATGGCGAACAAGCCGAGAATTATTTTGACCACTCTGTTAGAATAGTTATATTGATATTGATATTTGTATTTGACCCTTTGGCAGTATTACTATTGATAGCTGCTAATATTTCATTAAGACAATGGAATATGAAAAGAAAATTAAGTAAAGTAAATGATGAAGAATATCTACAACACAAGATAGAAAAGTTAGAAAAAAGAAATAAAAAACTAAAAGGTTATCAAGGTTTTGTTAATAAACTAGGTTATAAAGAGTTAGACGGCCTTGATCCAGATGAGATTAAATTGAAATTAGACCAAATTATGGACTGGAATGACAATGAAAAAAATAATACTAATAATTAGCATAATAGCTCTGACAGGTTGTATGAAAACGACTTGTTTAACTGATACCGATTGTGAGAAAAAGGTAGACTGGAATAATCCTGGTTTTACCGTGGTGAGAACCATTATCACCAATGGTGCTAATGTAGGAAACTAAGCTTGACAATCTTGGTGGATATGATATATTATAGATATGATTACTAACGAAGATATAAAAAGATTAAACTTACCTAAACTGTCGTCTGTACAGATTAGAAGAATATCAAACGCTGAAAACAGATGTAAAAAAGCAATGACCGATTGGAGTAAAAACTATTGGTTTAATGTTTTCAAAAAACTATGTGAGAAATATGACGCTATGGATTATTTCAGAAAGGTTATACATTAATGAATGTTTTTTATTTAGATAAAGATCCCGTAAAAGCAGCTCAAATGAGTTGTGATAAACACGTGGTAAAAATGATTTTAGAATCAGCACAATTACTTTCTACTTGTCATAGAGTATTAGACGGTGTAGAATATTATGGCAAAACTGCCAACGGTAGAAAAATCAAAAGGTGGAAACACCCTAATTCAAACTACGAACAAATACTATACAAAGCAGGCTGGGTAAAACACCCTAGCACAATATGGTTATTTGAATCTGCTTACAACTATATGTGGTTGTACAAACATATGATGGCTCTTAATGATCAGTATAAGAAAAGATATAATCATACAAAAGACCACGTTGCTATACAAAAACTAGGTGCTATATTATCAGAGCCACCTAAAAATTCTAAAATAAATAAAATGGCAACTGATCCACAACCTGCTATGCCGGATGAATGTAAAGTACCAGGTGACGCTGTTCAAAGTTATCGTAATTATTACGTGATGAAGAAAAGAAGATTTGCTACCTGGAAAGCACCGTCTGTTGTACCACAATGGTATACAGATATGATTGAAGCTGACAATAAAAATGTACAGTATAATCAATATGATAGTTTTGACGCCAAATGGCCAGAGACATTTAAGGAATAGTATGGACTATGAAGAACAAGAAAAATTGTCTTTAGAAGAATCTAAAAGACAAACTAAAGAAAGAAAAAACAAAGGTAAAAATATGATTAGACCATTTACGTTTGACGAAGAAAAAATATTATGGGATGGTTTAAGAGAGGATAAAAAAAATGAGAACACAACTAATTGAAGCATTACAAGAACACGCTAAAGGTCATATAGCAAAACATAAAGCAAATGTAGAAGTATTACTAGAAAAAATAAATGGTATTGCTGAACATCCAGATGTTATAGAAACAATTGAAAAAGAATTGTTGATAATTGCTGAGTATGATGACCAGTTAGAAATACTTAATAAGTATTTTATAACTAAAGACCCATTTAAAAGTTAATGCCTTTATATACGTTTTATAACAAAAAAACTAAAAAAGAACATACTGATATGATGACCATATCAGAAATGGAGACATATTTAGAACAAAATTCACACATCAACCAGGTCTTAAAGAGTCTAAATATTGTAGCAGGGGTTTCAGGCCTCTCATATAGGCAAGATGGCGGATGGAAAGACAATTTAAGTAGAATAGCAGAAGCTCACCCTAAAAGTGAACTTGCCAACAGATATGGTAAAAAAACAATCAAACAATCTAAAACAGAACAAGTATTAGCAAAACACAGGAAAAGAAGAGGTAAATAAGATGGCAGATATACCAGATTATATGCGAGATTTTGATATGGACCAAGACTATGGTTTTACACCGGTGTCTTCAAAGCCAAAAACTGATAGTACACCTGCTGTTGATCCAAAATTGGTAGAAAACTCTAACATAGAGATTTCTAAAGTTAAATCAGATGTTTCATCAATTAAGTCAATGATGAACGAGATAATGCAAATAGTAGCAGAAAAAGAAACTATAACAAAAGAAGTACAAGCTAAAGATATAACAGATAGATTTAAAGAAATTGAAAAAGTAATATTACCATTTTTATATAATTTATCTAAATCAGACGAACCTTACATACATTGGCCAAATAGAGGACCAATTATTAAGGCACAGATAGAGAAAATCTTAAAATTAACAAGGTAACAAGGAGTTAATATGACAGCGAAAGCAGAACATAAAGAACTAAAAAGAGCCGTTAATGATATTGAAGTAAAAAGAAATAATGATAGATCAACCGGCACTTGGTACGATTTAAGACAACTCAAAAAATTAAAGTTAAAAGCAAAGGAAAAAATAAATGAGACTAAGTAAAAACTTTTCGCTTAAAGAACTTATCAAAAGCGAAACAGCTACCAGGAAGAATATCAATAATAATCCTAATGAGGATAATATTGAGAACTTACAAAGACTTTGTGACCACGTATTACAACCAGTCCGAGACCATTTTGCCAAAGTTGTATCAATATCAAGTGGGTTTCGTAGTCCAGAATTGTGTGTAGAGATTGGCTCAAGCGTATCTTCACAACACGCCTCTGGCCAGGCGGCCGATTTCGAAATCTATGGATTGTCGAATAAAACATTGGCCGATTGGATACACGATAACCTGGATTTTGACCAGTTGATTCTGGAATACCACAAAAAGGACGAACCTAATAGTGGGTGGGTACATTGCTCTTACAAGAATGGTGACGACAATAGAAAAGAATACTTAATAGCGTTTAGAGACGCTAACGGTAAAACGGCTTACCAAAAAGAATATTCAGACGCTGCTGGTGGCCCTACACCTGAAGAAGTTAATGAATCTTTGATTTGACACCGATTTAATTAAGTATGAAGCTTGACAAATAAGCTAAATTATGGTATAGTGAGGATATTATGACATTTAAATTTATAGAACTAGACAAGACTATATTACCTAAAACAAAAGGTATGAAAGTAGATGGTCACCGTTTTTACAATATAGACGGTAAGAACTATCCATCTGTTACCACGGTATTGGGTATAAGAAAAAAAGAAGGCTTACAAAAATGGCGAGACGCCATTGGTGAGAATGTTGCCAATTGGGAAATGGGTAGAGCAGCTCGTAGAGGTAAAGCATTTCACACACTAGTAGAACAATATCTAAAAGGTGAGACACCAAGTATTAGAGACGTATTACCAATAGGTTTATTTAAGTTAATGAAACCTTACATAGATCAAATTGATAATATACATCTATTAGAGGCAATTATGTATAGTCCAAAACTTACAATTGCCGGTCAAGTAGATTGTGTGGCCGAGTACAATGGTAAGTTATCTGTAATTGATTTTAAGACAGCAAACAAAGAGCGACAAGAAGACTGGATTGAGAATTACTTTTTACAAACCACGGCTTATGCTCATATGTTTGAAGAAACTTTTGGTAAACCTATTGAACAAGTAGTTATTTTGCTCGCTAGTGAAGACGGCTCTGTTCAGACTTTCGTTAAGAACAAAGCAGACTACGAAGAAGAACTTGGCAAATCTATTCAAAACTTTTATAAATATTTTGAAGAAAAAACAAAAGATAAGATAGCGAGTAAATAACATCTTATCAAATAGGATAAGATGAAAAAACTAATAATAATTTTAAGTATTTTATTTGCTAGCATAGCATATGCTGACCACGAAGATGAGATAGGTTCATACTATTTTCAACAAGTGCCAGCGTTATGTGGTTCAATAGATAAGATAAACACATATCTTGACCATTTCAATTTTAAACCATATAATCTCTCTTTAGGCAGAGAGGGTATGAGAGAAGATGGACAACCAGTTTATATGATAACTTACTATGTGAACGAAGATGAAACACAAACAACGGCTGTAATAGATGTTCCAAATAAATCAGAGAGTTGTATATTGTTTCATACATTTGATCTGACAAAACCTAACAAAGGATAATTATGAAAAAACTTGTGTTGATAATAATATCAAGCGTCTTATTGACAGCTTGTAGTATAAGTGAACCAAGACTTTCTTTTGGTAAAAAATGTACCGAAAAGGAAGATAAAATTGTTTACTCATACATTTGGTTATATGATAAACAAGTTGGCAACCCAGCTGATAAAGATACTTGTAAACTTCTCAAAGAATAATTAGGCAATAAACTTGCCAAAATCATTTACTTATGATATATTGGTACCGTTAACACACCAGAAAGGTACCGGGGTGTATGGATGCGAGAGTGGAAATACACCCTTTAAAACATTATGACAAGTAAAGAATTTAGTTTAAAAATAGAAAACATTGTAAAAGAAAAATCCATATCACATATGGAGGCTGTATTGTGGTATTGTAAAGAGAATCAAATAGATGAGGGTACAGTTGGTAACCTTATATCAAAATCACTTAAAGAAAAAATTAAATTAGAGGCGACTAACTTAAAGATGTTAAAATATCCGAAGTGTGGTCAGTTACCAATATGATAAAAGATATATTAAAAGATTTAAGAGAGTTGAGAGACGAAATGATACAATCAAATTGGCCTGCTCAAAGATTAAGTAATATAATCTTAAAGTATGAAATGAAATTACAAGATGATAAAAGTAAATTTACGACAGAGGAACTAATAGAGGCTACAAATAAAATATTAGAAGATTGATGTATGTATGGAGGTTTTGAAGTATTTAAGGCTTACTTGGCAATCAAGTTACATTTTACAACGGATACATATAATTATGAAGAATATGGTGGAAAAGTTAATTGTAAACTTGAAACATTTACTAAAAGAAATGACAGATATTTCTTTCATAAATTATCAAAACAGTATAACCAAGATAACATTGTTGACTTTTTTGTTGCTAATTTTATACATAATAACAAAAAGTGGGTAGGAAATTTATTACAAAATGACGGAAAAGACATCTATTTGGACTTTAGAAAACGTAAAGAGGCTTTTGGATACCATTTTAGGGACGATTTGGTACGGATTAGTGATGACTTTACTTCTCGTAATCTTTCTTTTGATGATGGTTTTTTATGTCGTGGCGGACAACATCCTAGATTGTTACGCTTACTTATTCAAAAAAGAACGTCTTTCCAATCCGCCGTTGTGCTTGACCACTTTTTGTCGTTTAGTAAAAATTGGGATAAAGAGATTACCGAAAATGTGGTCTGGCCTAAAATCTCATCTACGTTGGCCAAGTTAAAACCATTTGTTAACTTTAATGCTACAGAGTGTAAATTAATTATGAAAGAGGTATTTGTTAAATGACAATAGAACCAATTAAAGAAAAACTAGACGATAAGATTGCCAAGTTAAATTCAAGTAGAGTTTATAAAAAGGTAACACCTAGAGGCGACTTATCTTGGTATATTAAATGGGTAAGTAGTATTATGTTAATAATAACTATGGTACTTACATCAGCAAATATTTTTCCTATAAATTTATACATTGGTCTATTTGGTATGGCAGGTTGGCTAGTTGTTGGTTTACTATGGCACGATAGAGCTTTAATAGTTTTAAACGCTGTATCATTAGCTATCTACTCTATGGGTATTATAAATTATTATTATGGCTAGAGAGGGCGGATCATATCCTAATATTGTATTTTGTTTAGGCAACGGCCAAAGTAGAATGGGTGTTGACTTAAAAAAATTAAGACAACACGGTAAGATTTATGGTTGTAATGCCATTTACAGAACCAATCCAGATGACATAGATGTTTTAGTTGGTGTTGACCAAGGTATAATGCACGAAATGTATCATAGTGGTATTTGTGAAAAGATACCAACTTATTTTAGAAACTGGTCAAAAGTACCTGCTGAACTATATGAAAATATGATTAAGGCTGGTGCTTCAGATGAAGATTTAAGATTAGCAAGAGAAGAAGGAGCCTTTTACGAAAATGAGAGAGGCAATAGTAAAGAATTTGTAATGCACGGTTCAAGTGTATCAGGTGTGGCACACGTGGTAAGAAGTGATAAAACAAAAGGCAGAAAATTTGTACAACAAAAATCTATCAAAGTATCTTGGCTAAAAGATGGTAACAAATCAAAATGTTTAAACGATATAGAAGATTTTAAAGACAAAGGTTGGGCTGCTGGCCCTACAGCGACTTATATATCGTGTTTACTAGAACAACCAAATGAGGTCTATCTATTAGGAATGGATTTAGGTAGTACAACAGGTAAAGTTAATAATATATTTGCTGGTACACCAAACTATGTGTTAAAAGACCACGCTCCTACACCTAGTGTAAATTGGGTACAACAATTAAAAGAGACATTTTTTGACTTCTCTGGTAAACATAAGAGTAAAAAGGTGATGTTTTATAAAGTACAAAATAGTATCAAAGGTGGTGATGAGGTAAACAAGGTGGTAAGAGAATGGACAGACCACAAAGGCAACCTGGACTATATTAGTTATGATGATTTTTACAAGAAGTTTGGCTTGTAGGAGCATTGACAAAATCACCTGGTTGTGATATATTAGTAGAAATATGTTTGATAAAATTATATATAAATTTTTAAACACAATAGTAAGATGGTGTGAAAGTTATAAAGAGTACAGAATTAAGAGGTCTTTACCTAGAGCAACCTATGATGAAAAGGCTAGAAATGCTGAAGTAAAAAAATGGGCAAATCAACGTGAGAACTCTTATAAATAAAAATGATACCGATTATACAGGTAACACAAAAACAACGAATACAAAGATACATACAAGGAGAAATACAATGGACTTTGAAACATTAAAGACATCATCAAGTAATTTTGATAAGTTAACAAAAGCACTTGAAACAAACCTCAAACCTGAGGATCAATCAAACAAGAACAAATACCAAGACGATAGATTCTGGAAACCAGAACTAGATAAAACTGGCAATGGCTTTGCTGTGTTAAGATTTTTACCTGCCATAGAGGGTGAAGACTTACCTTGGCAGAGAGTTTGGTCTCACGCTTTCCAAGACAAAGGTGGCTGGTATATTGAAAACTCATTAACAACAATGTCACAAAAAGATCCTGTGTCGGAAGAAAACACAAGATTGTGGAATACAGGACTAGATAGTGATAAAGAGATAGCTAGAAAAAGAAAAAGAAAGTTATCTTACTATTCTAATATTATGATTGTAAGTGACCCAAAACATCCTGAAAACGAGGGCAAAGTATTCTTATTCAAATT